AACATTGATACTAATTTCAGTATCAACATTTGCTCAAACATTAAATGATAGTATTCATTGGAATACACCCTATTATACAATTGATTACTCAGAAAAACTTGAACAACCAAAAAATATTTGGTATACAGTAGTTTGTCCTCATGGAATGGCTTCTAGGGTTGGAATGGAATTTTATGGTGAAGAAGGTATTAAAACCTCAGATAGTAAAGATTATGAAGCTAATGAATGGGATAAAGGTCATATGGTTCCAGCAGCCTCTTTAAATTGTGATAGAAATATGTTATGGGAAACATTTAGTTATATGAATTGTGCTTTACAACAACAATCTCTTAATCGTGGTGTTTGGAAAAAACTTGAAATGCAAGAACGTGAATTTTCAAAAGTTAACAATAACGTAAAAGTTTATATTAAAGTAGAATTTGATGCTAATCCAAAACGTGTACCAGCTGGAGCAGCTATTCCTAAAGGATTTTATAAAGAAATAACAATTGATAAAAGAACTAAATTTTGTTACTATTTTCCAAATATTGCTCCTATAACAAGTGATTTGAACACATTTAAATGTAATTGCAGATGAATAAACAACTATTAATTGAAGCTTTAGATAATAAAAAGGATGTAATATTCTTTTTTAATTCTACTAGCTGTAAATCATGTTCTGAGGTTAAACCTTTAGTAGAACAATTTGCTAAAACAAAAAATAAATCATTATTTATGGATGTTGTAGAGGGAACTCCCGATTCTGAATATTTAGAAAAATTTTGTGGAATTGAATTTTACCCAACTTTAATCCTCCTAGAATCGTCAGGTGCGTTAAAACGTTATGTAGGTAAAAATCAAATCAAAAGTATTATATGAAAAAACAAATTTTATTTACAGAAAGTGAAATAAAAAATAAAGTAGGTGAAATTGCTCATAATCTTAAAAAAAGAGAACATGATTTTCCTCCCGTATTTATATGCGTTTTAAACGGCGCTTTTATGTTTTTTACGGACTTGGTGAAGCGTGTAGGTGAATGCGAAATAGACTTTATACGCGCGAAATCTTACACGGGTATCACGCAGACTAGCGTCTCAATTTCTAAATCAATTGAAATAGATATTGCTCGAAAAGACGTATACCTAGTAGATGATATCTATGATACTGGGGAAACAATGAAAGCATTGATTCAACATTTAAATCTTAACAATCCAAAATCAATCACTCCAATCACATTATTTAAGCGTTGGAGCTCCCACAACTCCGACTTAATTTATGGTTTTGAATTAAAAACCGAAACTTTTTTAGTTGGATATGGATTAGATAATGAAAAAGGTCTTCAAAGAAATCAAAAATATATAACAGGTATAGCAGATGATGTAAATTAGATAACATATACTTGGAATACCAAAAGAGGATTAGTATATTACATTAAAATAAAAAGTTATATGGAAAATAAAAGACGAAAAAACCACACTGATTTAGAGTGTGTTCAAACAGGTTTCGCTAATGGAGTTGCACCTGGATTCCCACTTACTGAAAAAGAAAAGTGGTCAATGGTTGATGAAGCTGAAGAAGCATATGGTAAATTCCTAACAGCATTAGGTTGTGATTGGGAAAATGATCCAAATTCAATGGAAACACCTCACCGTGTAGCTAAAGCTTATGTATTTGATTTATGGGCAGGTCGCTACAATGCAATGTCTGATATTACCTCATTCCCTTCAGATGGATATGATGGTATTGTAATTGAAAGAAACATTCCAATCAATTCAATGTGTTCACATCATCACCAAACAATTGGAGGTGTAGTTCATATCGGCTACGTAGTAGGTAAAGATGGACACGTAATTGGATTATCTAAATTAAACCGAATTGTAGAATTATTTGGTCGTAGAGGAGCAATTCAAGAACAATTAACATCTGCTATCCATAATGCTGTAGATAAAATCTGTGAAAAAAATAGAGGTGTAATTGTAACTATAGTTGCGACTCACTCATGTGTATCATGTAGGGGTGTTAAACATCAAGGAGCATCAATGGTAACAACTAAAGCGTCTGGAGTATTCCTGCAGAATGAAAACCAGGCCCGTAAAGAATTTTTTGATTCATTAAAAATTAATAACGGAGGCCATCAGATTTAATAAATAAATGGCGTCTCGACAAGGGACGCCATATTTATTATCGATGATAGGAATTTATAAAATTACAAGCCCTAGTAATAAAGTTTATGTAGGACAATCTACAAATATTGAAAAACGATGGAGTGGTTATTCAACTAATAAAAAGAAAATGAAAGAACAAACTAAATTGTTTAATTCTTTTAGAAAATATGGAGTTGATAATCATAAGTTTGAAATAATAGAAGAATGTAATAAAGATAAACTAAACGATAAAGAAGTTTACTGGATTGAATTTTATAACTCGGTTAATGCAGGATTAAATGTTTCAAAAGGTGGTCATTATTTTTGGGAAGTGAATAAAGGAAAAAAACATAGTGAAGTAACTATAAAAAAAATGAAAGAATGGTGGGCTGAAAATGCTAAACCACGTTCATTGGAAACTATTCAAAAAATAACCCAAACTAAAAAACAAAACCCTAGAAACACAACACCAGAACTAATTGAAAAATACAGACAAACTTCTACATCAAAAAAGCCAATTCATCAGTTTTCAATAAGTGGAGATTTTATTCAAGAATTTGAAAGTATAAACAGTGCAGCAAGGTTCTTAGGAATAAGGAATGATGGTATATCAGCATGTTTAAGAGGATTACAAAATTCATCAGGTGGTTTTATTTGGAAATATAAAGAAATTTAAAAATAGATTTGGCTTTTTGAAATAAGGTTCGTATATTCACGGTATAGAAATAAAAAATAAAAGTTATGACAAACAATAAACAACTTAACAACGGAGATGTATTTGACATCGGCCAAACCGTAAATGGAGTAAGTAAATTCTTATGGTTTAATAATGTATGGCATTACTTTGAAGAACGGATTTCAAGAGTTTATGAGTACGACCAAGATGAATTAACAAAAGTCGTAAATAATTATAATGACCTTGAAGAAATTACATTTATTAAAAATATATTTGAATAAGTTATGGGTAGGGAAATAAAGGGGGATGTTTTTTTAAAAAATATGATATATTGGTCATCAAAAACCACTGATGAATGTATTGAAATGGCAACAGTAGACGGTAAATTGGATGCAGAACAAGCAATGGTGAACATATTAGAAAGAGATTTTGCTATTGATTTTAACAAACAAGTTATAAAAGAGATAAGAAATGAGCAACAATAAACAACAAACGGCAGTTGAGCAATTAATAAACCATTTAATTGAATATGGGTTTGATTTATCACTTCATAAAATAGAAATTGAACATTTCAAAGAAATGCAAAAAGATCAACACATAAAAAGTTGGGAGGCTGGTCTAATGAAAGTTGATTTTAATGAATACTACAACGAAACCTACGCAGGCAACAAATGAAAAACACGATAAAAGGGAATTTTGTAGGGTTTACAAACGGTGACCCTACGATTACAAATAGTAAAGATACTATTAAGGGAATGACAAACAATAAACAACAAAGTAGCGTTGAATGGTTTCTTGACCAATTGATTGAACACCGAATTATAATTGTTGACAAAACAACATACCAAGTCAAATACAAACACGAAATCCTTTTAGAACAAGCCAAAGAAATGGAGAAGGAAAGAACAATCAACTTCACTGAGGATTGGTATTTTAACGGTTTTCCTTTGGAAGGAGGGGGCGGTGATGTGGAAGAAACCATTGAACAATACTACAACGAAAACTATGGAGAAGACGATAGCCTAAAAATCAACAACGGAGGACACCAAATCTAATGAAATTAGGTGATATTGTGGAGAAGGTAATTCATGTTATTACCTTTGGACAAGGTCACTGTATTGCTTTATCTATAGCCAAATTACTTGGTTATGATGACTGTGGTTGTAAAGCAAGAAAAACTAAATTAAATAAATTTTGGGATAAAGTTTTAAAAAAGAAAAAATAATGTTATTAAATTCAAATCAAATCGCAAATCACGTTATCGAATCAGAATTCTCTAAACGTGCTCAAATTGGTATTGACTTATCAGTTTGTAAAATAGAAAAAATAGAAGTTGGTTCTGTTGTATATAAAGACAAAACCCACATTGATCCTACAGGTTATTATGAAGTACCAACTAAAAAAATTGATGGTAAAAATTGTTGGAGACTAGAAAAGGGTGTTTACTCGGTTACATTTAACGAGGGTATTAAAGTGCCTAATGATGCCGCTGCTAAAATTACTCACCGCTCATCTTTGTATCGCACAGGAACTATTATTGAATCGCCTTGGTGGGATCCAGGATTCTATTGTGACCAAATGAATACTACAATGATTGTAAGTAGTCTTATTATTATTGAAAAGAATGCTCGTATTGGACAAATCGCATTTTGGAAAGTAGATGAAATTGGAGAGCAGTATGGTGGTGAAGGAAGTCAATGGCAAGGTTTAAATACTGCTTATAAAAACTAAATTGTACCAAACAATATATTACGATAGGACCACTTACGAGTACCATTTGCGAGATGATGTAAAAGGTTGGAAGACATTTAAATACCAACCAACTCTTTATCAACTTGATCCTGATGGTGAGTTTGAGACCCTAGATGGGCAAAACGTGTCCCCTGTTAAAAAGATGGACAACTGGAAGGATCCTAAATATTTTGAAAAGGATGTTGATAAGGACACTCGTGTATTAGTTGACTTTTACTACGAATCTGATGAAACCCCTTCATACCACAATTTAGTTTATCTGGATATTGAGTGTGAGATTGCAGGAGCACTTACACCTGAAAATATTAAAGATCCCAAAGGTAAAATTACATCTGTTGCTTTATACGATAACAATAGTAAAAAATATTATTGTTTAGTTTTAGATGAACAGAAACTAATGACTGAAGCTAAATCTGAAGGTAAAGAAGTTATTCCATATAAATCGGAAAAAGATTTATTAAATGGATTTCTCGATGTTTGGATTAAATTAGATCCAACTATTATTTCAGGGTGGAATAGTGAATTTTTTGATATACCTTATCTTTATTATCGTATTATTAAAGTATTAGGACAAGATTTAGCTAATTATTTATCTCCACTTCAAAAAGTTAAAACAAAAATCGTTCAAACTAAAAATGGTTTAGCAGAACACGTAATTGTAGCTGGTCTTAATCATTTAGATTATATGAACTTATTTAAAAAGTTTATTACTAAACAAGAATCAAGCTATGCATTAGGGAATATTGGAGAAAAATATGTTAAGTTAGGTAAAATAGAATATCAAGGTTCACTTGACAAATTATTTAGAGAAGATATAGACAAATTCATTGAATATAATATTCGAGATGTTGAAATTATTGTTGAATTAGAAAAATCACTTAAGTTTATTGAATTAACAGCAACAATTTGTCACCTGTGTCATACACCTTATGAAACTATATATTATTCAACTGTATTAAATGAGGGAGCTATTTTAACTTACTTAAAACGTAAAGGTATAGTTTCACCTAATAAACCTACTACATATAACCCCGGATTAAAAGAAATTAAGGAAGAATATGCTGGAGGTTATTTAAAAGACCCAATACCAGGTTTATATGAGTGGGTTATTGATTTAGACTTTACATCACTATATCCTAGTATTATCCGTTCATTAAATATGGGGATAGAAACATTAGTAGGTCGTGTTGTAAATAGAGATAAATTTGATAATCAATGGTCATTAAGGGAACTTAAAAAAATGGACCCTAATAAGATTGTTGAAATTGAAAAGATTAATAAAAACCGCTCATTAGTTCGTTCTGAAGTTAAAGTAAAAGATATTGTTTCATTGATTGAAGAAGGTGATTTACTCATATCAGCTCCCGGTGTAATATTCCGTAAAGATAAATCAAGTGTTGTTTGTGAAATATTAGCTGACTGGTTTTCTAAACGCCAAGAATATAAGGTGTTAATGAAAAAAGCATATAAAGTCGATAATGACCCTATTATGGGTGAGTTTTATAATAAGCGTCAACACGCGTATAAGATTAAATTAAACGACGTTTACGGTGTATTTGCCATTAATGGTTGGAGATACACTGATGGACATAAATTTATTAGTAAAGCAATTACACTTACTGGACAAAGATTACTACAGGAAAGTATTAAAAATATGAATGCTTATCTAAATAAAGAGATGAATATTGATAAAGATTCAATTATTACAAGTGATACCGATAGTTTATTTATTCAATGTTCTGATTTATTATTACATAGACATCCAGATTTAGATTTAAATAATAAAGATGAAGTAATACCTAAAATATTAGAAATAGCTACTGAATTACAAAACATGGCTAATAAATTTATAGGTGAATTTTGTCAAGAAGCATTTAACATTAAACCTGATGAACCACACTATTTTGAATTAAAACAAGAGGTTGTATTAGATAGAGGTTATTTTGCTGGTAAACGTAGATATGCTATTCATATTGTAAATAAGGAAGGTGTAACAACAGATGAGTTAGATATGAAAGGTCTAGATTTGATGAAATCAAATTTTCCCCCATTATTTAGAAAGTTTGGAGAACATATTTTAAATGAAGTTATGTTTGGTACTAAAAAATCATCTATTGATAAACAAATACTTGAATTTAGAGAATCACTTAGAACAGTTGGTTGGGAACAAATTATGAAACCTACTGGATTAAAGAAAATGCAAGAATATATAGCATCAGGCCCAACAGCAGGTGAAATATTTTCTAAATTAGGTTTAAAATGTCCTATTAATACTAAAGCAGCTATCTATTACAATGATTTATTGCGTTTTAAAGGTTTAGATAAAAAACATCCAACATTTCAAATAGGAGATAAAATGTACATTGGATACCTGAAGGAAAATCCGTATCGTATCGAAGTAATAGGATTTAATGGACATAGTGACCCACCTGAAATTATGAATTTTATAGAAAAATATATTGATAGGGATGGATTGTTTGATTCAGTATTAAAAAATAAATTAGAAGGTATTTATAGCGATCTAGGTTGGGGTATGCCTATATTTAACAAAAAGATAAACAAATTTTTTACATTTGAATAAGTTATGATAAACAAATTAGACCTAACATCAGTTATTTCAAAATATTACCTTAACGGGATGATTGAACCCGTTAAATGGGATATTAAAGATGAAACCTTAACAATTAAATTTAATGCTCCTACTAAGGATATGATTGGTAAAGTTGTATTTAAAGGTATGCCTCTTGAAGATTCAATAATTGCTATTAGTAATACTACTCAATTAAATAAACTAATCGGTATTACAAATGGTTATTTAGAATTAAGTTATGTAAAAATAAACAAGTTTATTACTAAGTTAATTATAGCTGATAATCAATTTACTTTAAATTATGCTTTAGCTGATACTATGATTATTCCTAAAGCTGGTGAATTAAATGATGATACTGAGTGGAATATTGAAGCGCCTTTAGATAATGAAAGTATTAATGCTATTGTTAGAGCCAAATCAGCATTAGCTGAAAGTGAAACTGTAGTTATTAAACCATACGAAAACGCTGATGGTGAATTTCAAATTGAAATGCAGTTTGGTGGTAACGTAGAACATGCTAATAAAGTATCATTTTATATACCACAAGCAACATCAAATAATATACCAGACGACTTTAAAGAACACTATAATTCAAATATGATTAAAGAAATCATGTATTGTAATAAAGATATGGCCGGTGGTACTATTAAGATTAATTTAGACGGTATAATGGAACTTACATTTGAAAACGAAAATGTTAAAAGTACGTACTATGTCGTGTCAAAAGAGATATAGTAGTATATGTATAACCGCACACAAAGTTATGAAGAAATAGAACCTTAGGGTTGGCTATATGAAGGAAATTTCGTATATTCACGTATAATAAAAAATCAAAGTTATGACAAAAGAAAAAGAAGAATCAGCAATCACCACAATTCGCGATCCAAGAATCGAACCTTATTTTATTGGTAAGGACTCTCATTGTTACACAGTATACGAAACTATCACTCCTGATATACGTTATACTGAAGACAACAAACCAGGTAAAGAATATGTTAAGGCCTTAGGTCATTATGGTAACTTTGGTTCTTGTCTAAAAGTAATCGCTTGTAATAAAACAAATGACAAACAAAATTACGAGTCAATTACAGAATATCTTGAAACATACAAACAAACAGAAAAATTAATCAACGAACTAATAAACACAGGAATCTAAACATGAAATTAGAAGCACTTTACAATGCAGTTATCGTAAAACCGATTGAAGCAGAAGAAACATCTTATGGAGGAATTATTGTCCCCGATTTAGGAAATGAAAAAAACAAACTAGCTGAAGTAATAGCAGTAGGAAAGGGTTATTATTCAGTAACAGGAGTATGGATTGAAACTGTCCTTAGTGTAGGGGATACTGTTGTATTGCCTACTATGGGATTCAGTAAATTAGAATTCGAAGGAGATGAATATTGGATTGGTCCCGAGAATCAAGTTTTAGGAAAAATAAATCAAAATTAAATATGAGCAAAATTATAGAATTCGGCCCTGAGGCACGTAAAAAATTATCCGCTGGTGTAGATAAACTAGCAAATGCAGTTACAGCAACCCTTGGACCTAATGGTCGTAATGTTGTTATCGCTAATCAAGGTATTCCTCAAAGTACTAAAGATGGTGTTACAGTAGCAAAATCAATTACATTAGAAGATCCAATTGAAGAATTAGGTGTTCAATTAGTGAAACAAGCAGCTATTAAGACTGCAGATTTAGCAGGTGATGGTACTACAACGTCTACATTGTTAGCCCAAGAGATGGTTAAACAAGGTTTAACACATTTAAATAATGGAGCTAATGCTGTAGAAATTAAACGTAGTATTGATAAAACAGTTAAGGAATTAGTTGATTTTATCCGTCAAGAAATTAAAGAAGATATTTCAAACGAAGATCAACTTAAACAAGTTGCAACAATCTCAGCAAATAATGATCCTGAAGTAGGTGAGTTAATTGCGACAGCAATGCAGAAAGTAGGTCGTGAAGGTGTTGTATTCATTGAAGAATCTAAAAACGGTGAAACATATCTTGAAACAGTAGAAGGTATGCAATTTGATAGAGGTTATAAATCACCTTACTTTGTTACCGATAATAATACTATGAGTACAAGTATTCAAGATGCTTTGATTTTAATTGCTGACAAGAAATTTACTCAAGTAAAAGAATTATTGCCTATTTTAGAAGCAGTATCAGCTCAAAATAAATCATTATTAGTTATTGCTGAAGATATTGAAGGTGAAGCGCTTGCTACTTTAATTGTAAACAAAGCAAGAGGTATCCTCAAAGTTGTAGCTGTTAAAGCTCCTGATTTTGGTGATCGTCGTAAATTGTTACTTGAAGATATTGCTATTATGACTGGTGGTCAAGTATTCAGTACTGAAAAAGGTATGAAACTTGATAAATTTGATTGGAAATGGTTTGGTGAAGCTCGTGTAGTTACTGTAAATAAAGACAATACAACTTTAGTTGATGGTAAAGGTGATGCAGATGCAATTAAATTACGTATTGAAGAATTACAAGCTCAAATAGAGAAATCAACCTCACCATACGAAAAAGAAAAATTACAAGAACGTTTAGCTAAGTTCATCGGTGGTGTAGCAATTGTACACGTTGGTGGTTATACTGAAGCAGAAATGCGTGAGAAAAAAGACCGCGTTGATGATGCTTTACAAGCCACTAAAGCAGCCTTAGAAGAAGGTATCGTCCCAGGTGGTGGAGCTGTATTATTACATGCTAGAAATTCAATTGATATAAGTGATATTGGTTCACAAATCGTTTATAATGCTTGTGCTGCCCCATTTAAGAAAATTTTATCAAACGCTGGTTATGAGCAAGAAGAAATTTATAATTCTATCAATGCAGTAACAGGGGGTAATTATTGGTATGGTTGGGACTTGAAAGCAGAAGATTTCGTTAATATGAAAGAAGCTGGTATTATTGATCCTGCTAAAGTAACTCGTATAGCACTTGAAAATGCAGCATCAGTTGCCGGTACTATCCTATTAACAGAAGCTGTTATAGTTGATAAACCAGAAGATAAAAAAGATGATACTCCTGGATTTAATGGCATGAATGGAATGTTTTAATTTTTAGATTAATTAAATGAGAGACGCAGTAGACTTATTAGGAAAAACACTACTTATAGAAGAAATAAATTACATAATTGAAAAAATGTATTTTGTTCCCGGTGCAATATCTAAAGAACATTATTTGTACTTTAAATTACAAAAAGAAGATGGATGTTTTGTAAATTATTCCTATTATAGTCTACTGCCTTATATTAAAAAACAAATCAGGTTATGAAAAAAGAAGTAGAAAAAAATATTAAAATTGCTGATAGAGTTCCTCCTGGAGACAGGTGGCAAGTAACGGGGGTTAAAGAAATTCAACCCTCACTTACTGATGCTTTAAATGCTTATTATGTTTCATCAACTGTAAAACCTCAAGCATTTAGGCTTGAACCCTTAAAAGGAATGTTGTATATTATCACAACGGAGGAGGTAGAAGTACTTCAACCAAAACCCAAAACATTTAATTTATACGGAGAGTAATGAGTAGAAAAGAACATACATTATGGGTTGAACTCTATAGACCTAAAGTATTAGAAGATTATGTTGGTAACGAAAATATTAAAAAAACAATCCAACAATATCTAAACCAAAATGATATTCAAAATTTTATTTTCTATGGTCCAGCTGGAACTGGTAAAACTACTCTTGCTAAGCTCATTATTGGTAATCTTGATTGTGATTATATCTATATTAACGCTTCCGATGAGCGTGGTATTGAGACTATTAGAGATAAGGTACAAGGTTTCGCGTCTACTGCTTCTTTTAAGCCGCTCAAAGTTATCATCTTGGATGAGGCTGATTTCCTTACTATACAAGCTCAAGCGTCGCTCCGAAATATAATTGAAACATTTTCACGTACTACAAGATTTATTTTAACTTGTAATTATGTTGAACGTATTATCGATCCTCTCCAATCACGTTGTCAGGTACTTAAGATTGTTCCACCTTCAAAAATAGATGTAGCAAAACACATAGCTGGTATTTTAGAGAAAGAAAATGCTGAGTATGATATTAATGATTTAAAATCAGTTGTAAATCAATTTTATCCTGACCTTCGTAAGATACTTAATACATTACAATTAAGTAACCATGATGGTAAAATTACAATGGATAAATCATTACTTGTATCTAATAGCTACATGACTCAGGTTGTAAAAGAATTACAAGCAAAATCACCCAATTGGAGAACAATTAGACAAATTATTGCTGATGCTAATGTAAATGATTTTGAAGAACTGTATAGATACCTGTATGATAATGCAAGTGATTATGCTTCTGGCAATGAGGGTATGGTTGCAATTTACATTAATGAATACACGTATCAATCGAATTTTAGAATTGATAAAGAAATAAATTGTATGGCTTTAATTAGCCGATTAATTGAATTAGCAAAACCACAATTAATAAAATAAAATATGAAACATTTCACATTTTATCTTTTAACTTGGATATCTCAAAATTTATCTGTACCGTTCTGGATGGTAGGACATGTTCATTTAACTATGAATGTGTATCAAGACATACATGAAATCCTTATGTCATTTGGTATGAATATTATAGTAGCAATTGGATTTTATTTAGATTATAAAAAATATAAAAATGAACAAACAACAACAACAAAGTCTTAATATTGATATTAAGAACACAACCCCAGTATTATCTCCTGATGGAAATGCTGTATTTCAAGAAGGTGTAATTTTACGAAAAGTATCTCGTTTTGTAACAGGAACATCTGAAGATGGAATTATTCCAGTACCATGTTTTTTTGATGTGATTACTGGTAAACCATTATTAGAAATGCTTCCTAAAGAATTAAGAGATGAGTTCAGCGATGACAATATTTAATTGGCTAGAACAAATCACTTACGAAAAAAAAGATTGGAAGAGTTTTACAGAAGATCAGCAATCTTCGTTTAATTCTTACATGGTTCATAGATTTTTGAGTATGTATGAGGGATATATTGATATAACAAATGTTGTACAAAAATTCCCTTATACTGAAAAAGAAACCATCTATAACACATACAAGTCTATGATACCAAAAAAGAAAATGTTTTTAAAATACATTAAAACTACTCGTAAAAAAACATCTGATTCATTACTAGTTCATATTGCTGATTACTTTACGTGTGGGCTTGGAGAAGCAGAAGAATTTACATATATTTTACGAAAAGAAGGTGTACATCATATTCTTTCACAACGTGGTATTGAAGAAAAAGAAATTAAAAAGTTATTAAAAGATTTAGTTATATGACAAAAAACTCAGAAATATGGGGAGGTGTAACATTCAACTCTCAACCTTCTTTAAACCTAACAGGAACTAAAAAAGCAGTTGTTGATTTTGAAAATACTTATCCAACACTAGCAGAAGCTTGGAAAGTAACTCAACAAGAACAATATGAGTTGTTTGCTGAAAAAATGATGGATTATGGTTTATCTAATATTTCATTAGGTACTAATCTTGAAGAAGCAGAAGATATTAATTTATCATTAACTGGTATTTGGCTTCGTTGTAATGATAAAATCAATCGTTTAAAAAATATGTTAAAACGTAAAGGTCATAATTATGTTCAAAATGAACCAATGATTGATAGCTTTATAGATATTTCTAACTATGGCATCATTGCTCAGTTAGTGATGAAAGGTAAATGGAAAAAATAAGATATGCCAACTAGTTTACACCTCCACAAAGACGCAATTTTCGAACATATTCGTACTGTTGTTTTAGAATATTTACCTAAACGTTATAAAATTTTAGATGTAGGTCCAGGCATTGGAATTTACGGAAGCAACTTACAAGATTTAAATATTGATGCTGTTGAAATCCATGAACCATATATTGAACAATATAAAATTAAAAGATACTATAAAAATGTATTTGTAGGAAATATTTTAGAATTTAACTATGATGATTATGATTATATTATTATTGGAGATGTTTTAGAACATATCCATGTTGAAGCAGCTCAAAAATTAATTAAAGATATTACCTTAAAAGGTATTAAATGTTTAGTAGCAGTTCCATTTAATTGTCCTCAAGATGCTGTAGATGGAGTAGAATCTGAAATCCACCACCAACCAGATCTAACCCCTAGAATAATGAGATCAAGATATCCAGAATTAGAAGTATATTTAAGTACTAATATGACTGATGGATATGCCTACTACACAAATTACCTTAAATGGATTAAATAAAAAGTTTTGAGTAGAAAGAAAAAAATACCACAAATAGTAAAACAAATACAGAAACAACCACTACGAGAATTAAATTATGCTTTTGAAAAAGCAATATCTTATAGTCAATTTTCAGTATTTGCTCATTGTCCTCGTAAATGGAGTTTACAGTATAGGGACGGTCACTACACGTCAGAATCATCGATTCATATGACATTTGGTACAGCGATGCATGAAACTTTACAGCATTATATAACAACTATATACAACGTTAGTGGCGCTGAAGCTGACCGCATTGACCTAGAAGAATATTTTTATGATAAATTAGGTGAAATTTATAGAAAAGATCTTAAATCAAATAAAAATGTCCATTTTACAAATCCAGAAGAATTAAATGAGTTTTACGAGGATGGACTTGAAATAATTAGGTATATTAAGAAAAAACGTAATGGTTATTTTAGTAAACGAGGATGGCATTTAATTGGGTGTGAAATACCTCTTATGGTTAATCCAAACCCTCAATACTCAAATATTTTATATAAAGGATATTTAGACTTAGTATTATATCACGAAGCTACTAATAAATTTAAAATATTTGATATTAAAACATCTACTAGAGGATGGGGTGATAAAGAGAAAAAAGATGAAATTAAACAATATCAACTTATACTCTATAAAAAATTCTTTGCCCAACAGTTTAACGTTCCTATTGACGATATTGAAATTGAATTCTTTATTGTTAAACGTAAAGTCTGGGAACAATCCGAATTTCCAATATCTAGAATTCAAGAATTTAGACCAGTATCTGGTAAAGTTAAATTAAATAAAGCATATACAGCAATAAATGATTTTGTTGGTATAGCATTTAATCCAAACGGAACACATAATACTAAAATACATTTACCAAATCCATCCGTACATAATTGTAAATTTTGCCCTTTTAAAGATAATAAAGAGTTGTGTGATAAGGGGTTACTTTAAGGAATCTACATATATTTATATATATAAAAATAATAATAAAAGCTATGGAAAAAAAAGATATGACGTTAACAAGCGTAAAAGTAAAAAGCGACTTGTTTGACAACTTTAAAATTGCTTGTGTAAAATACAAATTTTCACTACAAAAACTTGCCGATCGTACAATTCATTTGTACCTTACCGATGATGATTTTAGAAAAAAAGTACATAACCACAACAATTTAGACATTAAAGAATAAATAAACAACCAAATTAGTTATATGAATAATAGTTTTAAATATCTGCCAAAAGAGCAGCGTAAAAAAATTCTACTCATCTGTGATGACATCAGAGTCCATTCAGGGGTAGCAACAGTAGGAAGAGAAATAGTAATTCAAACCTCTCAACATTTTAATTGGGTTAATATTGGTGGAGCTATTAAACATCCCGAAGAAGGTAAACGTTTAGATTTATCTCAATCAACCAACGAAGCAATAGGAATAACAGATTCCTCTGTTACAATGTATCCTGTAAATGATTATGGTAATCCTGATATTTTAAGGAATCTTATCAAATTTGAAAAACCAGATGCGATTATGTTAATTACAGATCCTCGTTATTTCCTTTGGTTATTTGCTATGGAAAATGAAATTCGTAAATCCATTCCTATTGCTTACTTAAATATTTGGGATGATTATCCAGCACCTTTATATAATAAACCTTATTATGAAGCTTGTGATTTATTGATGGGGATTTCTAAACAAACAGTAAACATTAATAAACTAGTATTAGACGATAAATCTAATAGTAGAATTGTTAAATATATTCCTCATGGATTAAATGATAAAAATATATTTCCTATTGATTCTAATCATGAAAAATGGAGCGAACTTCAGGAATTTAAAAAACAATTATTTAAGGGTAAACAATATGAATTTGTTTTATTATTTAACTCAAGAAATATTAGACGTAAACAAATTCCAGATACAATGTTAGCTTATAGGTATTTTATTGATCAATTACCAATTGAACAAGCTAAAAAATGTTGTTTATTACTTCATACAGAATTAGTAACTGAACACGGAACTGATCTTCCAGCAGTACAAGAATTATTATTAAATGGTGAGCAATATAATGTTGTTTTTACAAATCAAGTATTTAATAATTATCAAATGAATTTATTATATAATAGTACTGATTGTCAAATTCAATTAACATCAAATGAAGGGTGGGGATTAAGTTTAACTGAAGCTATGTTAGTAGGTAATCCAATTATTGCTAACGTAACAGGTGGTATGCAAGATCAAATGCGTTTTGAATTTGAAGATGGTACTTGGATTGATTTTGATGCTGATTTCCCTTCAAATCATAGAGGTACAATTAAAAAGCACGGTGAGTGGGCCTTCCCCGTTTACCCAACCTCCCGCTCAATTGTAGGTTCCCCTCCAACACCTTATATTTACGATGATAGATGCGAATCAGAAGATGCAGCTGAACAAATTATGGCTGTTTATTCTTTAAGTAAAGAAGAACGTAAAGCTAAAGGTTTAAAAGTTAGAGAATGGGCATTAAGTGATGAAGCTGGATTTACAGGAGAACATCAAGGTAAAAGAGTTATTGAGGCATTTGATGAATTATTTGCTACTTGGAAACCAAGAGAAAAATTTGAATTAATTGATGTTAATGAAGTAAAAGATAGAGTTATAAACCATAAATTATTATATTAAGATGAAACCATTATTTGTTATAAGTTCACCATTTGATACGTACTCTGGATATGGTGCTAGAAGTCGTGATTTAATTAAAGCCATTATTGAAACAGATAAATATAACGTTAGGCTTATGTCTCAACGTTGGGGAAATACACCCTTTGGATTTTGTGACGATAATCCTGAATGGAAATTTTTGATTGATTTAACCCTAATTAATAATCAACTTACACAACAACCAGATATTTGGGCTCAAGTAACTGTACCTAATGAATTCCAACCAGTAGGAAAATATAATATTGGTTTTACAGCTGGTATTGAAAGTACATTATGTGCCGCTGAATGGATTGAAGGTTGTAATAGAATGGATTTAAATATTGTTTCATCTGAACATTCTAAAAAAGTATTTAAAGAGTCTAAATACGAGAAAAGAAATAAACAAACAAACGATATTGAAGGAATGGTTGAATTAACTAAACCAATGGAAGTATTATTTGAAGGTGCTAACACAGATATCTATAAAGTAATTAATACACCTTGTTCATTAGATATTAAAATTAAAGAAGATTTTGCTTATTTATTTGTAGGTCATTGGATGCCAGGTGATTTAGGTGAAGATAGAAAAAATGTAGGTTTATTAGTTAAAGCGTTTTATGAAACATTTAAAAATAAAACTAAAAAACCAGCATTAATTTTAAAAACATCTCAAGTAGGTTCATCTTATATTGATAGAGACGAAATTTTAAAGAAAATTAAACAAATTCGTAAAACAGTCAATTCAGATAATCTTCCCAAAATTTATCTTTTACATGGTGAATTTACAGATATTGAAATGAATGAAATTTATAATCATTCTAAAGTAAAAGCAATGGTTAATTTAACTAAAGGTGAAGGTTTTGGTCGTCCATTACTTGAATTCAGTTTAATTAAAAAACCAATTATAACAACAGGATGGAGTGGACATATAGATTTCTTAAATCAAGAATTCACAAATTTAATTAAAGGTCAATTAACTAATGTTCATCCAAGTACAGCTAATCAATTTTTATTAACTGAATCACAATGGTTTTCACCTGATCATGGTCAAGTAGGTTTTTATTTAAAAGATGTATTTGAAAATTATAAAAAATATACTGAGGGGGCTAAACGTCAAGCATTTAAAAGCAAAAGCGAGTTTAGTTGGGATAAAATGAAAGATAAAATAAGCGAAATTTTAATTACAAATATTCCAAATTTCCCAACTCAAGTAGAATTAAAACTACCTCAATTAAAAAAAGTAGAATTACCTAAATTACAAAAAATAAATGGATAAATTAACTAATTGCCCTTGTTGTGGCTCGGATGCTTGTTTCGTAGATGAAACTACTCCTGACATTTTAACTTACTTTTGTTATGGATGTGGTTTTCAGACCAATTCATTGATGAAAGAAGGAGAAGAATTTTATGAACAACAAATTTTAATGTTACCTGAACTTTATAAAGATTTACTTAATAAAGATGATGATGGGACTGTTTGGATGCCTTCAACAATCAATTTACCTCAACAAGGTATGGTTTTTGCTAATGGTCCTTCTAAAGATGATTGGGGTTGGGCTGCTGTAAAAGCTGTTCCTGTTAAGGAAGAAGAAAAAGAAAAATATCCAATTCCAAATCAAAAAGGTAAATTTTATGAGTGGAGAATGGATATGACTACATTAAAAATGTTTGTTAAGCGTGACTATATGGAAGCACTTTCATACATTGGTGTGTTACCTGAGTAATATGAAGATAAGCTATGCAATAACAGTTTGTAATGAATTGAAGGAGATTAAACGTTTAGTTGATTTCCTTCTTTCTAACAAACGTAAAGAAGATGAGATAGTGATCCTATTCGATCAGAGTAAGGGCACTCAAGAAGTAATAACCTATCTTGATACAATTAAAACAGAAGGATGTTTAGTAAGTAACCGCTTTGAAGGACATTTTGCAAAATGGAAGAATTTATTAACAACACACTGTACAGGAGATTATATCTTCCAGATAGATGCTGATGAGCTTCCACATATTAATCTAATTCAAAACCTACCATCCTTATTAGAAGCAAATCCCACAGTTGATATGTTAAGAGTACCTAGAGTAAATACTGTAGAAGGTTTAACTGAAAAACATATTAAAAAGTGGGGTTGGAATGTAAACGAGAAAGGATGGGTAAACTGGGCTGATGGGCAGATGCGAATTTACAGAAATACTCCAAGTATTAAATGGGTTAATAAAGTACACGAAGTATTAGAGGGATATAAAACCCATGGTATGTTACCTCTTGAAGAAGAATGGGCATTATATCACCCAAAAACAATAGAAAAACAAGAAAAACAAAACAATTATTATAACACATTATGAAAATATTAATTACAGGAGTAGCAGGATTAATAGGTAGCCGATTAGCAGATTGGATTACAGCAAATCATCCAGAACATGAAATTATTGGTATTGACAATTTAAGTGGTGGATATAAAAATAATATTAATTCTTATGTAAAATTTTACGAAATTGATTGTAAAGATAAAGGTATTAAAGATATTTTTGAAACCCATAAACCAGATTATGTTTATCATTTTGCTGCTTATGCTGCTGAAGGTTTATCACCCTTTATTAGAACATATAATTACCAAAACAATTTAGAAGCGACCGCAAACATTGTAAATGAGTGTATTAAACACGATGTTAAACGTCTAGTATTCACATCAACAATGGCTGTGTATGGTCATGGTACTCCACCATTTGATGAATCACATACGCCTGCTCCAATTGATCCTTATGGAATTGCTAAGTATGCTTGTGAAATGGATATTAAAGTAGCTGGTGAACAACATGGTTTAGATTGGTGTATTATTCGTCCTCATAATGTTTATGGTAATAAACAAAATATTTGGGACAAATATCGTAACGTATTAGGTATTTGGATGAATCAATATATGAATGATTTACCAATGTCTATTTTTGGAGATGGAGAACAAAAACGAGCATTTAGTTTTATCGATGATTGTTTAGAACCACTTTGGAAAGCAGCAGTAGATAAAAAAGCATCAAAAGAAATTATTAATTTAGGTTCTAGTGTGTTTTATACTATTAATGAAGCTAATTCTGTATTAAGAGAAGTAATTGGTGATGGAACTTATATCCATAAAGAAGGTAGACATGAAGTAAAAGATGCTCACCCAACATGGGCTAAATCAGTTGTGTTGTTAGATTATAAAGATACAACAACATTACATGATGGTTTAGAAATAATGTGGCAGTGGGCTAAAAATCAACCAAAGAGAGAACAATTTATTTGGGATAACTATGAGATTGAAAAAGGAATTTATACATTCTGGAAAAAGTAAAAATGAAATTAAAAGATTTAATTAATAAAAGTTATTATGTTGCTAATGGGTATGTAGACTCAATTGAGAGTTTGAATATGTTAGAAAAATATATAACTCATAATTTAAATGTTTTAAAAGAATTTAAAGGTGTAATTATAGCTACTACTTATAAAGAACAAGATCCTAAATTAATAGAAACAAATAAAATACTTTGGCAACATTATGTTCCTAATAGTATTTTAATTGATATAAAAGAAAATAGAGGACATAGTTTTGGAATAGCAGATAGTGAAAATGCTTTAATTGATTATTGTAAAGAAAATGATATTGATTGGATTTGTAAATCATCAAATGATGTTATTTTTCAAGAAATAATTTTAGATAAAGAAATTAACAATGCTGACTTTTATTATTTAGAAGGAATTGGAATTAGTGGGATGAAACCATACGATTATGATTTTGATAGAATTAAAAACGAATATTTTTATCCTCAAACCAATTTTTACTTTATAAATGTTTCTAAAATTGATTATCTATATGATAAAGATTATGTAAATGAGACATATAAACAAATTCAACAACTAGAAAATTACAATGGAAAAATTTGGGAATATATTGAAGGATGGACTTGTGAAGATTTTTTAAAAAATTGTGTTAATAGAAATAATCTAATTAAAGAACACATAGTCCCAGATGAAAAATATACTTTATTATTACACATTGTGAAAGATAATAATATTCAAGATTCAAGTTTTAAAAACATTATGATAGAAGGTATATGCCATCTACAATGGCCTAATGAACCTATATTTAATATATAATATAATATGAAAATAATACAAATAGGAGCTAATAATGGTAAAGATGAAGTATTTGATTTAATTAGTCAAAATAGATTTAATATAGAATTAGCAGTATTAATTGAACCTATACCTTTTATTATTGATGATTTAAAAAATCAATATAAAGATTTAGATAATGTGTCTATAGAAAGTATAGCTATAAATGATGATCCTAATTCAACACATTTAACTTTATATTATATTGAAAATAGCAATTATGAGGTAAGTTCTTTTAATAAAGAACATGTTATAAAACATAAACCTGAAGATGAAACAAATGAAATAAAATCATTAGATATCCCATGTATGACCTTTAATAACATTATGGAAAAATATAGTGTAATAGATTTAGATTATCTGTTTATTGATACTGAAGGATTAGATACTTACATTATTAATTCAATTGATTTTAGTAAATACAATATAAAAAATATTATATTTGAAACGATACATGCTGATGGTCCTTTTACTACTGGAAAAAATGCTGAAAAAACAAAAGAATATTTAATTAATATGGGCTATATGTTTAAATATAGTGAAGATGGATGGGACATAATGGCAATAAAAATAAAATGAAAATAATATACAGAATATCAGACGCAGGATATAGTAAAGTAAAACCAGAATATGTAAACAATGAAGCTTGTTTAAAAAATGCTTTAGAAGTATTTCCATGGAGTGAATATGATTGGTCTATTATAGCCGATAACATTTCAGAAGAAACAAATAATATGATTCAAAAATATATTCCTAGAAATTATATTAATTATGTTTCTGTAGGTCATGGAGCAGGTACTTTTAATTTAGCTTTAGATGAAGCATTACAATATAAGGATGACGAAATAGTTTATTTTATTGAAAATGATTATTTACATTTACAAGGTTCACCTAAAATATTAGAAGAAGGATTTGATTTAGGAGCTTCATTTGTATCTCTATATGATCATCCCGATAAGTATAAAGATCCTTCTACAGGAGGTAATCCATATTGTGAAGGTGGAGCTGAAGATACTAGAGTATATCTTTCAGAATCATCTCACTGGAAGATTACAAATTCAACAACTATGACTTTTGCTGCTAAAGTATCAACATTAAAAAAAGTAGAATCAACTTTAAGAAAACATACCGATACTAAGCATCCAAATGATTTTCAAATGTTTATTGAATTAAGACAAAATAATGAATTATTAATCACTCCAATCCCCGGATATTCAACACACGGAGAAACAGCTTGGTTATCACCTCTAATAAATTGGAATAATATCCCAGGCAAATCATTAAATGACATTTATAAAAAATGGTCTTATATTGATGGTCATGGTGATAAAGGAACAGCTCATACTTATATCCCTGAATATGAAAGATTATTAAGTCCTTACAGATATAAAAAACCTAATTTCTTAGAAATTGGAGTTGCTTATGGTGAATCTTTAGAAATGTGGTATGAATATTTTCAAGGAGTTAAAATTCACGGAATAGATATTTGGGACAAAGAAATAGGTCCTTATTTAAAAGATAAAAGATTTAATATTAATATAGTAGATGCTACTAAAAAAGAAGTATTAAATTGTTTAGAGGATACTACTTTTGATATTATTATTGATGATGGAAGCCATCGTTTTGAAGACCAAGTAGCAACTTTTAATATTTTAAAAGATAAAATGAATGCTGGGGGTATTTTTATTATTGAAGATGTAGATTGTTTAGATGAAAAACGAGATGAATTTATTAAGTTACATTCAAATTGTGAAATTATTGATAATAGATCTCTTTTAAAAAGATATGATGATGTTTTAATTGTTTATAGATTTTAATAATATGATAAGTTTAATTATACCAACATACAGAAACCCTGATTATTTAGATATTTGTCTAAAATCAGCTATTGAAAATCAAGTCAATAATAATGAAATTATTGTAGCCGTAGACGGTTTCATTGATGAAAGTCAACACGTATTAGACAAATATAAACAGCATATTAGTGTATTAGATTTGGGTGTTAACCAAGGTATGCAAACAGCTCTTAATTTAGCTGTTATGAATGCTAATAATGAAACTCTTGTTATCATAAATGATGATAATGTATTGTGTAAAGATTGGGATATTATTATTGAAAATCAATCAGTAAATAGAACAGGTTCTGTATTCACTATTAACCAAATAGAACCTACAGGCCCAGGTATATTTAATTTTCATGTTAAAGATTTAGGTAAAACTCCTAAAGAATTTAAATATGAAGAATTTTTAGAATATGAACAAACTGTTAGAGATGGTAAATTAACTTTAGATGGGGGTATTTTTCCATTTGTTATATCTAAAAAAGACTATATGATTGTTGGAGGTTTTGATACAATTTATCAATCACCTTTTATATGTGATTGGGACTTTTTCCTTAAATTAGATTTAAATGGTGTACAATTTTACAGAGCAAATAATCTTAATTTTTACCATTTTGGAAGCGCAGCAACTAAAAATGGTAAAGAAGGAGATAAATTTAAACAAACAGAATCACCAGCTGCTCAAACATTTATTTATAAATGGGGTATGTTACCTCAATTATTTGAAAACAATAGTCATAGGCCTAAAGGTCAAAATATAAAAGGAATTGATTTTTAACTAGGATTTATAATAATTATTTCATACATTAATAAAAAAAAAATAAAATGGTATGTGGATTTTATAATAAAGGAGATAAAAAACAAGAGATAATTAGTCGCACTGTTACTTTATCTAGATTACAAGCGGCTAAATCCTTTGCTGAACGCAAGCAGTTGCCTCTTAAATCATTTTTAAAAATATACGCTGTTAAAACAATACTATGATACCCTTTGGTAAGCATTTAAATGTAAAATCACGTACTAAAGACCCAACTGATAAAGATTTATTTATGGAAGTTGTGGGATTAGTAGATGAATGTTGGATTCGTTCTAACGTTATTGAAAATGAATTTGGTTTAGGTGTATCAGATTATGAAGAACCATTTTATTTAGTCATTGAAAATTTAATTTATATGCACTATGGAGAATGGAAAGGTGATATTATGTTATGGTGGTTATTTGAACGATTTGATGGAGATGGAAGTGTACTTCCAATTAATCTAAACGATCATGCTAAGGAAATCGAAGAAGAAGTATTTATTGAAACAGTAGAAGAACTGTGGGAATTTATTAAAAAAATAGAATCAAAATCAAAGTTATGAATGTAAAATATTGTAAAGGATGTGGTGAACAAATTCACCCAAAACGATTAGAAATTATTCCAAATGCTATAACATGTGTTCCGTGTTCAACAGTACAGAAAAAAGGAGCAGTAACATTATTAAAAGGAGAAGGAGACCATACTTGGATTGAAACTATATTTTTAGAACATGATGAGTATCAACAATATATGGCTGCTGAAAATAAAATGAGAAAAATTGCCATAAGTGCTCCTAAAACAGAATATAATGGAGATGAAGATTCACATGATAATCTACCATCACCAAGTGATGTTAAAATTGAAGACTAATGCCTAAAGCTAAACCATTATCTAAAGAAATGGTAGTAGCAGCTATGAATAAGACTAAGTCTAACAAAGCCGCTGCCCGATATTTAAATGTTTCTTATATTCATTTTAAGAAATGGGCTAAACTTTACCAAGATGCCGATACAGGTCAAATATTATTTGATAAACATAAAAACCAATCAGGTAAAGGTATCCCTAAATTTTTAAGTAATGGTAATCCTAGAAAAGATTTTGCATTATTAGATTTAATTGAAGGTAGAATCGACCCATCTTCATTTAATCCAGCAAAAATAAAATACCGTTTAATTCAAGAAGGTTACTTACAGGAAGAATGTTCTATTTGTAGTTTTAATGAAAGACGAGTATTAGATTACAAGATGCCTCTTATTTTAAATTTTAAAGACGGTAATAAACAACATTATAGATTAGAGAATTTAGAAATGTTATGTTATAATCATTATTTTCTACAAATTGGAGACATATTTACCGACAAACAGCTGGGTGGTCTAGAAGATCATGTAAGCAAAAACGAATCAAAAGTTGATTGGGAAGTTGATGACTATACTCAACAACGTTTGAAAGAATTAGGTTTATATGATTCAAAACCGGTTGATAATGGGTTAGATTTAATATCAAGAATATGAAACCAAAACGAATCCCTTTACTCAAAAAGGGTAAAAACAAAAAGCACGATAAGTTAGTTAATGACTACGATGCTCAAAAATCAAAACATCTTGAAAATTTTACTACTAAAATGTTAGAAAAAGACGAAAAAAATAGTAGATTAAAAGGTAAAGAAATCAACACTAAATTTTTAGATTTATTTTAATATGGGAGCAATAGAAATAACAGTTAATAACACTGAAGAATTTCAGGAGTTAGTAGATAATAAGGATTTTAGAATATCTCAAGCAGTAGTTGAGGGTATATTAAGTAATGTTAATTCAAAGAAAAAATACGTACACGTTTTATCTATAACATGTTTAGAAGAAGGTGAAATATTGGATATTACTGTTGAACGCAAGCATTTTGTTGAAACACTAGAGGAAAATTTACCATACTATATTAAAGAAGAACTATATGAAAAATGTGCTGAAATTACTAAAGTCATAGAGTCGTTAAAAATAGTAAAATAAATTTGGATACCTGAATTATTGTTCGTATATTTACGTAAATAAAAAAATTATGTTTTATAAATACGACCCAAACAAATTACAATTTGTTAAAACCAAATTAGCCCACAAGATTGCTCTAGGAACAGTTATTGTGGTATCACTTATTTCGTTTAGTGCTGGACGTTTACTTAGAATTAAAGCATTAGATGAACGAGAAAGAGAATTGTTGGTAGTAAATTTAGCTGCTGAAAAAAACAAGTTCACTCAAGAAAAATTTGTCGATGAACTTAAACGATTAAATGTAAAATTCCCTCACATTGTAATGGCCCAATCAATTATTGAAACTGGACATTGGACAAGTAATGTATTTAAAGAAAACCACAACTTGTTTGGAATGAAACAAGCAACAGTTCGAATTAATACAGCTAACGGTACTCAAAATGGTCATGCTTATTATGATGATTGGTACCAATCTATTTATGACTATGCTTTCTACCAGTGTAGATATTTAGGTGGAATTAGTACTGAAGAGGATTATTATGCTTATTTAAGTCAAAATTATGCTGAAGCTGGAAATTATGTTCAGGTACTTAAAAGTGTAGTTGAAAAAGAGAAACTTAAAGATTTATTTTGATATGTATTAGGGTATAAAAACTCTAATCATCTAATGGCAAAAACTAAAACACAATCCACAGTATCTAAAAAAGAAAAAGTTACAATTACAAGACCAGGAGTTCATGCTAAAACAAAAACTTCTAAAGCTAAAAATGCAACTAATTATAAAAAACCTAACGTAGGACAAGGATAACAATTAAAAATAAATTAAGTTATGAGTAAAACAAGCAACCACCAAAGAGTGAAAACTCTTAAACTTTGGATCGTTGATCGTAAAATTAAACCTAAAAAGAAAAACCAACCAGATGGGTTGAAGTATATTTTAGGTGAAGATAGAGACTAAATTGAGCACATTATCATTTTTTGATTCAATCCCAGATAATGTTCTAGCTAATATAGCTATGAATGATTGGGAATCATTAAAAAGACTTTGTATTGCTCTAACTTTAGACATTCAATTAATAAAAGAAGAAATAGAAAACGAAGGTTATGAAAATCGTAGTGATAGGGGAAACATGTGTTGATAAATTTGTTTATAGTTCTATAAATAGATTATCACCCGAAGCACCAGTACCAATATTAAATCCAACTCAAATAACAGAAAATCCTGGAATGGCAGGGAATGTTGTTGCTAATATTAAAGCACTACAACCAGATAGTATTATTTCTCTTATAACTCAACTTGAACATATTACAAAAACACGTTATGTTGATATTAAAACAAATCATATGTTTATTAGAGTTGATGAAGGTGAAGAATACATTTCAGACCTACAATGGACTCCAAAAATGGATGTTTTATTAGCTGAAGCAGATATTGTTATTGTAAGTGATTATAATAAAGGATTTTTAAATAATTCTCATCTTAAAGCCATATCTAAAAAATCTAAATTATCTATTTTAGATAGTAAACGTAAATTGAGTAACGAAATTATTAAAGACTTTTCATTTATTAAATTAAACGAAACAGAATATAAAAATAATTTGGGTATAAATCATTCTGGTTTAATTGTAACTTTAGGAGATAAAGGAGCATCATACCAAGATAAAATAATACCACAAAATAATCCTCAACAAACAATAGATGTTTCAGGAGCAGGTGATACATTTGTAGCAGCATTTGCTTTAGATTATTATTCTTGTTTAAACGTTGTTGAGGCAATAGATTATGCTAACCAAATGGCCTCTAATGTAGTAAATAAAAGAGGAGTAGCAACACCTTAAAAAATATTTGGTTATCTGAAATCTTGTTCGTATATTACACATATAAAGAAATAAAGGTTATGGCACTCTGGAAATTTAGTAATTTAAATAAGTATGGTAATTGGAGGCATCGCATTATTGCTTTGCCTGATGGTAAACCATTTTCACACGGTCCTGGTTTTGGATCGTCAGTTGGTGTAAGTCGTTTTAGATATACACATGAGCATAGATATCCACCTGCATTATTTATTTCACCTAAAGATAGACAAAAATATATTATACCTGGATGGCAAAAAGTACTTACCGAAACCACATTAAATGATATTGAGTGGATTAAACCTGAAGTTAAGGTAATAAAATCTAAAGATACTCCAATATTAACATCAGAGTACAAGTTCGAATCAAAAAGTGACCCAGGTAGTTTTTATGCTGTTCAAGTAATAGGCAATAAAATAAAATGTAATTGTCCAGGAGTATGGCGTTCAAAAGATCGTCGTTGTAAACACATCAAAGAAGTTGAAAAAACAATCCAATGAAATATACTTACGGAAAAGATGATTTGAAAGTATGGTTGATGGAAAATCTAGACACATTGTTAGAACGTCAAACTTTCCAAGCATTAATTGTAGAAGTAAAAGTAGCAAGTGATGCTAATAATACTTTTGTAAATCGTATAGGCCACGATGAAGTTGGTGAAAGAGGTAGAATTGAAACTAAATTTACTAATTATATTATGCCTTCTGGAGAATTACGACTTAATAGTGCAGGTGAAAATAAACGTGAAGGGTTTGATTTTATGCGTATCATTGATGGTATAAATGAGCGTATTTTTGAAATACCTCATGATGTTTATTATGAACGTGGGAAATTTTATGGAAACGAATTTAAATGGAGTGCTTCATATAATACAACAGATAAACTTCAAACCGGAAATACCCAACTATTACTTAATCACGAAATAACCCAATTAGAAAATGATAACAAATAAACGTCCTCAAAAAACTAAAATCGAAATTGATTTAACTGGTCCTGATGGTAATGCTTTTGCTTTATTAGGTATTGCTAAGAATTTATGTCATAAAACAGGTATTGAATGGGAACCTGTTAAAAACGAAATGACAAGTGGTGATTATGAAAATCTACTCCAAGTAATGGATAGACATTTTGGTAATCTAATAGTAATGTACAGGTAATTTGGCTTTGTCAGATCTTGTTCGTATATTGACGATATAAAAAAATAAAGGTTATGGAAATAAAAACAGAACGTAGAGGTAGACCAGCAGAAGTAATTGCGGTGCTTAAAGAAAAATGGGAAGAAACTTATTATGAAGTACCATCTAAACCTGAATTAGGGTGGAAAATGATTTGGTATTATGATAGAAGTAAGAACAGTAATGGTCCTTATAAAACAGAAATGACTTACCCTAAAAATCACAAACCCGAGAAAGTTAAAGCCGATAAAGGTAAAGCATATAATAGTCAACCTGTAGTAATGGTATTTAAAACATCAAATCGTTTAAATGCTAAAACTAAAATTAAAGTTTGGAATAATGAAAATGTTGATTATATATTATCAGCACCAACACTACCGGGTGTACCAGAAACAGCAATTATAGTAGAATTAGGTGTTGGTGAAGGTTTTATTGAATCTTACCGCAATAAATACTCTCTTTAACATATTTATTACATATAATTAAACATTAAAAAATGGGAACAAGAGCTCTTATAGGATACTTAGATACAAATGGTGATACTAAGCTTACTAGTACGTATAATCATTACGATGGTTATCCTTCAAACTTAGGTAAAGGTTTAGAAAATTTTTATGATAGTGATGCTAAAGCAGAAGAAATTGCTAATGTAGGATACATTAGTTATTTAGATCCTGAAACAGGTGAAATCGAAGCAGCAAATAAACAAAAACCAACAATAACCCCACTACCCGATAATTTTAATGAAGCTATGATGGAAATCGCTGCAGAAATTGATAGTTTTAGTGGTGATTATGGTTATATTTGGGATAATGAAAATGAGGAATGGATTACTGTTAAAAACGAAGGTATCAGAAGTATGGCTGAGGATTTAGAAATGAATTTAGCTCATTTAAAAGATAAATTTGCTATGATGCCTGAACGTCCTGATCAAACAAGATCACATTTTGTAGATAATGACGAGGCAGATGAAGATGCTAGAATGAATGAAGTAACTATAAAAGAAGAAAATACTATTAGTAAAGCTAAAAAAGCACTTAAGGATAAAATGAATCTAGATGTTTATATTAAATCATTAGAAAATGATATCCGTTTAAATGGTGAAGAAAACTATAAAGATTATTCAATAGAAGATTTTATTGAAGATTATGATAATTACACCCAAAATAAAACAGAATTAGACGAAGCATTTGTACGTCAAATGAAATATAAAGCAGGTATTATTAAATAAATAAAATGAAAAAACAAATTTTAAGCGAAGAATTTCGCAAAATGCAAAAATTAGCAGGTATTATTACTGAAAGCGAATACAAAAAATTAACAGAAAATCAAGCTTCTGATTTAATAAATGATGGAGTAGTATTATATGTTTCTGATGATTCTAAATTAGCACCTGGATTTATTAAGTCTAAAAACCTAGGATTTATAGTATATAATGTAGCTATAAAAGATACTTCAAAATCAATTTTATCTATAACTGGTACTTTATCTAAAAACCAAAAAGTAGTTCAAATATTTAATGATAATTATGGAATAATTGATATAAATTATATTTCAACCTTTTTAACTAATCCAAAAAATTGGAATCCTATTACTAGTGAAGATGAATTAAATAACTTTATGTCAAAGCATAGTAAAATATATTTAATTAATCATAACGGTGATTCATCTGAATTAAAAGAATCATTAAATGAAGCATTTAATCCATTTTTAGATACCGAAGAAGGTGGATATATGAGAGAATACATTGATGATGTTGTTGAAGATAGTATGGGTGAACCAGAATCATTATTTCTTGATTATCGACCTGATTTTGATATGGCTTTTAATTTAGCACTAACTAAACTTAAAGAGGATCATCCTGAATTAGATTTTGAGGCAATTAAAGCTAATAAAGAATCTTTCTTTTAATAATTAAATAAAATAAAATAATGAGAAAAGCAGATAACTTTAACGCTAGTGAGTGGTTAGTAGAAAATAAAATCACTTTCCAATCTCGTTTAAACGAAGATTTAACAGACGAAATAGCAGCATTACCTAATCACCACACAGCAGAAGATACAGAAGACGCTACGTTAGTAGTTGGTAAATATGCTGTTGTTCGCTATGATGAAAGTGATGAAGGAGGTGAAGATATGTATGTAGTATGGGACAATACTGTTAACCAAGACGAAATTGGTTCATATGATGATGAACCCGAATTCGAATCAACTGACCCAGCTGAAGTAGCTATTTGGTTAAAACAAAACGCATAATTTAGAACTATTCTAAATGAACAACAGGGGTGGCTTTGCCACCCCTTTTTCGTATATTTACGGTATGATGAAAGACGAAAGAAAATTAGACGGTTTGAGTGTTAGGCACGTAGCTCAAATAGTACGCCGTAAAATGATTACACGTACTAAACCATCAAGTAAAAACTATTCTCGCAAAAATTTAAAAAAAGATTTGGAGAACTGAGGGATTGTTCGTATATTCACGCATAATAAGGAATTAAATAAATTAATAATATAAAAATAAAGGTTATGAACAAACAAGTTAAGTTTGAAAAAGAAAATGGAGATCTGATTAGATCAGTTGCCCATTTATTAGGTTTAAAAGGTATCGAAGTGGAAAGAGATCACACTGATGGTATGCCTACAGTAGCAGGTGCCCATATTATGGGTGAAGAAGGAATTTATTTCCGAGTAAATCAGATGGGAAACTTCAATTCCCAAGAAGTTGAAAACATTAAACGAGCTCTTGATATTCGTATTGATGGTTATGAAGTTAAATTACTTAATATTGGTGATTTTGAAATGGATGATGACCGTTACTGGTATCCATCAATTGCCTTTACATTTATAAAAGATAATCAAAACGTACTTAATTAATTAAACCTAAAAAATAGTTATGAAACATTTAGATCTAGATACATCAATCAAAAATTATTGGAGAAAAGCTAATGAAGCTTTAAAAGCTAAAAACATGGATGAAGCAAATGACTTGCTTGATTATTGTTTAGTTATTTTAGGGACAGCTACCTTGAAAGGTAAGGTTGAACTAGGAGGTGTACGTGTTGACCTATGGAAAGAACGTGTTTGGTATTCAATAGAAAATAACGGATTTTTACCTGAATAATATGAACCCAGAAACTAAAGAAATATTGTATATAGAACTCCAAGAGATTCTTATACTAATGGAAGACATGGATAATAACATGGCTATTATTAAACTTGAAGATTTAATCAATAAAATCCAATACAACCAACTATGAAATTTCTTGAACTAACCGGTTACGGAAATAAAATCATTCACTTTATTAATGTTAAAGCTATTGCAGAGATTAGTTTTGAAAAATCATACACACATGTTGTACTTAATAATAGTACCTCAGTAAATGTAATTGAAGGTAAAGAAGAAATTGAAAAAATGTTTTATCATCTTGAAAGTGTTATTATTAATAAAGATATAGCTGATTATACACACGATGATGATTTTTGGGATGATGCAACTTATGATGATGATTTACCATTTTAAGATATGGCAGAGAAAAAAGGATTTACAGGCAAATTACATTATGACTTTCCTACACAAAAGTGTCTTGAAGTTAAATTACCTAATGGAAAATGGTATAGGGCTACAGCTAATGAGTTTAGAAGTTATGATACAGAACGTAGGTTTGGTGTAGGTGAAAACACAGAACCATATGATGGTGTAGTTTATTATTATGGTACTAATAAAGTAGCACCTAAAGAAAACACATGTAAAATAATTTACCACCCACAGCACCCAAGACGCGAAATAGTATTAAGACCTCACGAAAGACATTTACTAGATTAAATTTAATAATATTTATTACATATATTGTTGCATAAAAATATAGATTACAAATAATGAAGTTAACAAACGAATCAAACTCCAAAATTTTAGGTATTATAGGCGGACAACATTCTTGTGGTATTGCCTATATTGAAAACAACGAAATTAAAGTCGTATTAGAAGAAGAACGACTTATTAGACAAAAACCTTACCTTGATTTAGAAGGTGATTTCTTTAGATTCCCCCTACAATCATTACAAGAATTAATTAATAGGTATAATGTTGATTTGTCTCAAGTTGACTATTTTACTAGTTTTCTTAAGTACGATGTTGTAAAACAAATCCTTAAACAAACTGTTGATTTTGATTTACCTGAAAATAAATTTATTAAAACAGAGCACCATGAAACCCATTGTGCTTTAGCTTATTATTTATCTAATTTTCAAGATGATACTTTAGTAGTAGCAATTGATGGAAGTGGTGAACACCACTCAGCTAAATATTATGTTGGTACTAATGGTAATATGGAATATATTGATGGTATTGAACTTAATAGAAAATCATTAGGTTTATTTTATGCCGCAATAACCGAGTTAATTGGTTTTAAACGTTTAAAAGACGAAGGTAAAACAGTTGGAATGGCAGGACATGGTAATTTTTGGAAAGAAGTATATGATGCTTTTGATAAATCTATTACAGTCACAGATATTAAAACTGATTTAGCTGAATTTAATGACCCACATGATTTAGCTGGTGGTTCTATTTTTAAAGAAGTAATGACTAATTTTTTTGATGTTGTTGGTAGTAAAGTTTGGAAACCAGCAATTAAAGATGTAGCATTAGCAGGTCAATTAGTATTAGAAGAAAAAACACTACAAATTTTAAATAACTTAAGAAAACGTTACCCACATATTCGTAAAATAGCATTAGCTGGAGGTATTTTTGCTAATGTTAGAATGAATAAACGTATTAATGAATTAGAGTGGGTTGATGAAATTTTTATTGCACCACCAATGGGCGATGAAGGATTAGCATTAGGTTCAGCATTAATTGTATTTAAACAATTACACCCTGAATTTAAACCAGTCCGTTTAGATAATGTATTTTTTGGAACAGAATATAATGAAGAAGAAATTAATAACGCAGCCCGAGAAATCTTGGAAACTTATAACTATATACCTCTTAACATTGATTTTATCACTAGTCTTTTAAATAATCAAAAGATTGTAGGATTATTTCAAGGTAAATTTGAACATGGACCTCGTGCTTTAGGTAATAGAACAATTATGTGTGATGCAACACATCCGGACACATATGATGTAATTAATGGTAGATTAAAACGAAATGATTTTATGCCATTTGCCCCAGCTGTATTAGATGAAGATGCTGATATATTATTTGAAGTAAGTAAATCAAGATATGCTGCTGAATTTATGACATTATGTTTTAACACTAGAGATGAATGGAAAGATAAACTACCAACAGTTGTCCACCCAGTAGATAAAACAGCTCGTGTACAAATAGTAACTGAAAATTCAAATCCATTGTTTTATAAGATTTTAAAATCATATAAAGAAAAAACAGGTATTGGGTGTTTAGTAAATACTTCATTTAATGTTCATAATGAACCTATAGTAAATAGACCCGTAGAAGCATTTGTACATTTAAAAAATAATATTATAGATTATTTAGTAACTCCTTATGGAATTTATTCAAAATGAGTAATGAAGAACACTTAGAAGAAATTTTATATAAAGCTCATAAAAAGGGGTTTTATGAAGAATTATTTCATGTAGCAAATCAAATCCAAAAGCAAAACCCTAAAATTGGATTATATGAAAAAATTGATTTAGCTTATACACAAATAAAAACAGAAAGATTAAAAAATAATGAAAATACATCTCAACATTGATTGTGAAGCTAATATTATATTTAATAATGACGCTAAAGTAATTTTAAAAGGTCATGAATCATATTTAACCAAATGGTTTTTTGATGATGAATTTGTAGGTGAAATGAATCTAAGTGGAGGACAATGGGGTGCTTATCCTATTAAAGTTGGTAATTGGAAAATAGAATTACATAGAGATGATAAGATTTATAAATATGAATTGAACTTAGAAAATAGAAATGTTTTATTTATATATAATTTCCAATACCTTAAAGGTAAACTACCAGATATAAATGAAATGATTAGTTATATAAGTGAATTGAAAGATAAATACAAATTAACTCCATATGTTTATTTTAAAGATAGTGAAAAATTTGTTTTACCTTTTAAAACTTTAAAAATGAATGAAAATGGAGATTTTTCCTTAATTATAGAAAAAAATGGATAATCTTATTAAAATATATAATGGTGCTATTAGCCCTGAAATGTGTCAATTTATTATTGATAAATTTGAATATTCTCAAAATAAAGTAGACGGAATGTCTGGTGGTGGTATAAGAAAACATATCAAAGCATCTACTGATTTAATGATACATGATGAAGCTGGTAAAGATGATGATTGGAATTATATTTACAATTATTTGATGGAAAATTTATTACACTATTTAGTAGATTATCTTGAAGTAAATGATTTTCCTATTTTATCTCAAAATTATTCAAGTAAATCAAGTGTTGTTAGAACTGCTCAAACATGTTTTATGAGTGGTAATAACGGTACACCTCATATTCAAATGCAACGTTATATTGGTGGTGAAGGTTATTACGCATGGCATCACGAAAATGAAGGTGGTAACACATCAAAACGCGAATTATTTTATATCTATTACCTAAATACTCTAACAACTGGTGGAACAGAATTTAAATACAACCCCCAAATTATCTACCCAGAATCAGGTAAATTAATTTTCTCACCAGCTTATTGGACTCATAAACATAGAGGTAATGCTCCAGGAGATGGTAATACAAAATATATTATTACGGGTTGGATTGAAAGTCAAAAAAATAATATAGGTGAAGAATTTGAACAAGATTATTTTATATGAATATAGACATACAATTTAATCCAAATGATATTACTATTTGGAATTATGAACCCAATGATATTAAGTTAAAAGGCGTTTATATTGATATAGAAACTAATTTAATAACTCACATTAATACATTATATATTCCTCCAAGTAATGGTTTTATAAGTATTCCTTTATCAAATTATTATTTTCAATATTGTAAAGGTTTTAAAGTAGAATTATATAATGGTGATGAATTAGTTTTAAGTAAATCTCACATTTATACTAATACTTTAAATAGTAGATTTTATTTCCACAGAAACGATTTTGCTCAAAATTATGGTTCATGGATGAGTTTAATACATGAACGTGAATATGAAAATAAAATATTTATAAGCCCAAATGATATTGTATATGACTTAGGAGCTAATATTGGGGCATTTACTAAATGGGCAACGTTATTTAATCCAAATTCCATTTATAGTTTTGAACCTACCCCCTCTTTATATAGTGATTTATTAAAAACATTTGAACATAATTCTAATGTTCATATTTTTGATTTAGCTATAACAGATCAAAACAAATCTATTAATTTCTATGAACTTACAGAAAATACAGGTAACTCATTAGTTGAAATACCTAAAGAAAATAGAATTGGGGATATATTTAAAGGAATAACTCAAGTACAAGGTATTAATTTAGAAGAATACGTTATAAAAAATATGTTACCATTACCTACATTATTAAAAGTAGATATTGAAGGTAGTGAATATGATTTTTTTGAAAACACAAGTGATGCTTTCTTTTCAAATACAAACCAAATAATAGTAGAATTTCATCATAACATTGAAGGTACTTCTAAGTTAGATAAAATACAATATATTATAAAAAGATTTTTAAATTTAGGTTATAAAATACAAGTTAAAGAAGGTGATTCAATTGATAACGATATGTTTACAATTCTTCTAACTAAATTTGGTTAATTAAAAAATTATTCGTATATTACAACAAATAAAAAACATGAGTTACATAGGTAAAGAATTTCCGTTAGTACATCTCAAAACAGTAAATTATGTTGATGAACGTATCTACATTATTGATGAAGCTAGAAAACAAGGTAAAAAACTATTGTTATTTTGGTACCCAAAAGATTTTACATTTGTTTGTCCAACCGAACTACATGCTTTTCAAGCAGCACTACCCGAATTTGAAGCTCGTAATACAATTGTAATTGGGGCAAGTTGTGATTCGGTTGAAGTACACCAAGCATGGTTACGTACACCAAAAGATAAAGGTGGTATTGAAGGTGTTACATATCCAATTTTAGCAGATACAACTCGAATACTAGCAGAATCATTAGATATTTTAGATTACAATGGTTGGGATAGTAAAGATGGTGATAACGTAACTTATAGAGCAACTTATTTGATTGATGAAGAGGGTATAGTGTTTCATGAAAGCGTGAACCATATGTCGCTAGGTCGTGACATAAATGAGTATTTGCGTTTAATAGACGCTTATACACACGTACAAAACGTAGGTGAAGTGTGTCCGGCCAATTGGAAAAATGGGGCACAAGCAATAAAAGCAGATATAGATAGTTTAAGTGATTATTTAAAAAATATTTAAAGCTTGCATAACTATACCATACCATTTAATCCGTATATACTATAAAAATGAGACAAAGTAGAGAACAAAAACGCGAACAAGCCGTAATTGATTTAATTAATCAAATGTTTATTATTGCCGGCCATCAAGTTACGTACGAGGATATTAAAGATCGTAAAGATGCTTGGTATTCGGAATGGGAAATGACAGTTCAACAAGCCGAGGAATGGAAAAAATGGGGAATTGCTTATTTACGTAAGAATCTAAAACTAAATAAAGCATTAGCCGAGCGTGAAATGCTATGGGTTAATTTACAATGGGGACTAAAATATAGTAATTGGGAAGAATACCATGAAAAATAAAAACGAAATGTTGTTATCAAAATCACACTACCACGAGATGGTAGATAGATTACACGTGATAACATGCATGATTGATACTCATTTATTGCAACATCCAGTAGCAAAACTGGATAAAAATATAAGTGGTAACATTGAAAAAGCAGTTGAGTTGTTGTGTGAGGCATATCAACAGGCAGGTTCAAAATTATAATAATTAATAAATTGATTTAGTGAAAAATAAGGTTAAATTTACAGGTACAACAATGGGAGCGGAGGAATTCGTTGAATATTGGAATAAGCATTACCCACAAAATGAAAAATCTAAGAAAATTTTACGGAAAAATACCAATCGAGGTAAAGACAGTGATTAGTATTTTGGGGATTGGTGTGGGTGAATTGATATTGGACTATTTAATAAAGAATATATGGCTATAAAACCACAAGCAATTAGAAAAGGAGTTATCGTTAAATTCGATAACATAGAGGTTGATAAACAAAATATTATCACGGCAAGTGAGACTTGGTCTCTAAACCATGAAATATTGTTTAGGAAACTTTTACAACAAGGTGGTATAGTTAAGATTAATGGAGTAAAGGTTGAGGTAATTCCCTCTATGAAAGTAGTTAATTCACAAGGTAATCCTGAAGTGAAAGGACCATTAATTGACCCCTTAGCTAGATTTTAATGAATAATTTAATAATAATATCACATCCTAATAAAAATAGTTTTTGTTATAATGGTATTATGAAAACCATTAAGATGACTTTGGAACAAAATAAAGAAGAAGTTTGGGTAATTGATTTGTATGCAGAAAATAAAACATTTGTGTTTGAATCTGATAAAATTAAAGAATATAAAAAACTTATCACTTGGAGTGATAGAATTTATATAATATCTCCTGTTTGGTGGTTTAGAACTACTCCAGCTTTGGAATCATTTTTTGATCAAATTTTTACCCCAGGATTTGCATATAATTTTATACCTTTAACAAAACTTTATGGTTATCCTAAACCTCTATTAAAGTCTAAAAAAGTAAGAACATACCTTACACATGGAGCACCAAGAATACCAGTTTTATTATTATATTTAAATTCAGTAAAACTAAGATTAGTGATGGGGGTTTATTCATTTGTATTTGGTTGGTTTAAAACTAAAACATCTCAATTTTGGAGTGTACCTTTTGTTTCCCAAGAAAAAAGACAATCATATTTAACAAGTATTAAAAGAGATATTAAAAAAGATTTAAACTTATGACATACGAAAGATTTTTAAAAATAATTACAGAGATAGAAAAGCAAGATAAGATAGTGTCTGCTCTCTATGATTTGAAAGTAGATTTAATAGATTGGACTGATCCTTATGGAAGTATTATAGGTGAATTAATAAAAGAGATTTATGGGGAAGAAGGGTATGACTGGTTTTCTTGGTACTGTTATGAAAGAGACTTTGGAAGCAAAGAAGTAGGGGCTTGGGATGAAAATAAAAATCCAATCTGTTACAGTCACGAATCACTTTGGGAGTATTTAGAAAAAATTCCTAAATAATTAATTTTTAATATTAAAGTAATATAATAATTATACAATTTATTATTTATAAATGAATGAAAACACTTATTATTTCAGACCTTCACATAGGGTCTAAAGGTTGTAAAACAGATGAGATTTTAGAATTATTAAAAGACGAGTCATTTGAACGTTATATTTTAGTAGGAGATATAATTGATGGTTGGTTATTTACTAAATATAAAAAATTTTCTTATCAACATACAAGAGTAATTCGTCGTTTTCTTAAATTATCTAAAGATAAGGAAATTATTTGGATTTCAGGTAACCACGATGAATTTTTACGTAAATATTCTCCGGTTGAATTGGGTAATATTAAAGTAGTAGATGAATTTATTGAAAATGGCGTTTGGTATTGTCATGGAGACAAATACGATGGTATTATTAAGATGCATTGGTTAGGTATGTTAGGTTCAGTTGGTTATGATTTAGCTATTGTGATTGACAGATTTTTAAAGCGTTTTAATAAAAAAACTAGTTTATCTAAATTTTTAAAGGATAATGTTAAAGCCGCTGTTTCGTTTTTAGTTGATTTTGAAAATGAAATGGTTCGTCAAGCTAAAAAACGTAAATGTCACACTGTAGTTTGTGGTCACATTCATACTCCAAATTTTAAAATTATTGATAGTATTTATTATATAAATTGTGGTGATTGGGTAGAAAATTGTACACATGTTATATTGGAAAATAATGACTTTGAACTATGGTATCAAAACAATTAACAATCGTAATTCCAACTTATAATGAGGGTAAATACATTGCTCGAACATTATATGCTATTGCTGCTCAATCAGGAACACATAAAGTAAAAATTATAATAGCGGATGCTAAATCAACTGATAATACAAGAACAATAGCTGAGGTGAATGGATTTGAATTAGGATTAAATTTGAAAGTTATAGATGGGGGTTTACCTGCTGTAGGTAGGAATGCTGGAGCTAAATTAGCAACTACACATTATATTTTATTTTTAGATGCTGATGTAACGTTTACTCACAAATATGCTATTAAGGAAGCGTTGGATGAAATGATAAGTGGTAAATATGAAATGTTAGGAACAACACCGGTTTATAAGGGTGAGTTCGACATTAGAGCATCCATTATGTTCGGTCTAAACAAGTATGTAACGTGGTTACTATCTAAAACCGAACCATTTGCTATAGGTGGTTTTACAATGGTTAGTAGACGAATATTTAATTCTTTAGGTGGTTATGATGAGAAAGCAAAACAAAGTGAGGACTGGTTACTAAGTAAAAAAATAAAACCTAATAAATTCAAATTAATACCAGAATTAATTACTCAGGACAATAGACGATTTAAACGCTATGGTTATTTTAGTATGGTAAAATTGTTATATAATAACTGGAGGAATCGTAATAATACTCAATACTTTTACGAGGATCAAGGTTATTGGAACTAATTAATATTTATAAAATATGGCATACTCAGATAAAGTAATCGATCATTACACCAACCCAAGAAACATGGGAACCTTAGATAAATCAGATCTACGTGTTGGAACAGGAATGGTTGGTGCTCCAGAATGTGGAGACGTGATGCGTTTACAGATTATGGTTGAGGATGGTATTATTAAAGATGCTAAATTTAAAACATTTGGTTGTGGTTCTGCTATTGCTTCAAGTAGTTTAGCAACTGAATGGTTAAAAGGTAAATCATTAGAACAAGCATTAACTATTGATAACATGGATATTGTTGAAGAATTAACATTACCACCAGTTAAAATACATTGTTCAGTATTAGCTGAAGATGCTATCAAATCCGCTATTAAGGATTATCAAGACAAAAATCTAAATGGATAAAAAAACACTTGAACGATTGGATGATGATGATTGGTATATTTTACAACGAAAACCACTCCCATTATTAGCAGAAACTTTAATTAAATTAGGTAATTGTTGTGGTAATAAATGTTTGAATTGTCCATATGAACCAAAACATACTATAGGAAATGAAAATATTCACTCTAACCACAAAAGCTAAATCACAACTAGACAAACTGATGATGGAGGAACAATGCACCGAAGATCATTTTTTAAGAGTGTCAGTAAAAGGTGGAGGTTGTTCTGGTCTAACTTATGATTTAGACTTTGATGATACAATAGTTGCTTTTGATGAAATATCAGAAGACCAAGGTTTAAAATTAGTTATTGATAAAAGGTCCCTATTATATTTATTAGGAACCGAATTAGACTTTACAGAAGGTCTAAATGGTAAAGGATTCTTATTCACTAATCCAAACGCAAGTAGGACTTGTGGTTGTGGTGA